CTTCTAGCCGCTCGATTGCCGCATGACGCCCACCGATTGCCTCAAGTTCCGCATCGGTTGCCATTTGCAGCGTTTCTAGGCTTTCTTCATACCAATCCGCGATGATCTCGCGCTCGGTTTGCAGGCTTTCCAAAAGCGCTTGCACCCGGCCCGTCATACCGCCTCCTGTGCCGCCGCCGGACGTGCCACCGCCTGATCTATCAGCGCCAGGCTTAAAGCCCCCGAATACGTTATCTGCTGTTCCTTGAACGCCAGTGCCAAAGCCAAGCGTAGGCGTAGCAGGGGCCGATATAAAGCTGCCATCGTCAACCGTTTCGAGCGTGGACGGATCGCCGCTTGCGGTTAGCGCCCTAAGCTTCGCCGCCGCTGCAATGACGGGGCCGAACGCCTCGCGCAGTTTATCAAGCGCTGAAATTGCATTACCAAAACGCGCATCATCAACATCGCCCATTGCCTCAATCAGCGTCCGGGCGCGGCCTTCCATTTCGGTCATGGTCCCGGCGAACTCATCGCCTGAGATTTTTCCTTCTGCGTATTTCTGATCTAGAATTGCCATTTCTTCGGCAAGATCGCGAATACCGCTTGCGCTTGCGCTTTCGTTCATCTGGTCCATTGCAAATGCAACGCCCAAAAGAGAAAGCTTTACCTCTGCGCCGACATTGGAAAGCGCGTAGATTTGGCGCTCAACCGTATCTGTCAGTTTTTCAAGTTCGCTTTCAACTCCCACAATCGCAGCCGCAAAATCAATAAGCGCGTTTGCGGTTTTCTCAATCGCCGGGGCCACCGTTTCCGCCATGCGATTGCCTAGCCCGGCCATGACCATGCTAAGCCGACCGACCGCATCATTCGCCCGCTCTACGCTGTCAGATGTCGTTTGGCTTACGGCAATGCCAAAACGGCGCTGGAACTCTGCCGCTTCCTCTGCCTTAGCCCTGTAGCCCTCAAGCATGTTAATTGCCGACCGCCCAGCGCGCCCGAAAACCTCCATCGCCGTTGCTGTCTTTTGCGCTGGATCGGTGATCCCGTTCAACGCCTCCGCAACCTTGGCAAACTGCTCATCCGGCGCAAGGCCCTGCAAATCCTGAATGCTCAACCCAAGCTGACCAAAAGCCGCGACCTGCAAAGCCGTGCCTTTGGACAACTCAACAATGTTCCGCTGCATAAGGCCAAGCATCGAGGAAAGCGCGCCCGCCTCCACCCCGGCCTCGCCCGCCACCAGCGTCATCTTTTGGAAAGCTTCTGTCGTTAAGCCAAGGCTTCGCGCTTGCTTTGCAAGAACGTCGATCTGCGCAAGGCTCTGTTTGGTCAAGGCAACCATCGCAATCGCAACCGCAGACGCCGCCGCTGCCCCGACCTTGGCAAACTTGGCAAGCGATGCGCCCGCCTTATCTAGACCCTTATCAAGATCGCTCGTATCTGAGCCGATCTTTACCTTGATTTCAGGATTTGCCATAGCCGCTTTGCATCCATTCTAGCAGTTCGTCCGATTGCGCTTTTGAGAGGTTGCCCCCCTTCTCTTCTGCGCCAAACTCAAGCAGTAGTTCCGGCAACGTCATGGCCCAAAACTCTCCGGGCTGGATACCTGTTGATCGCGCCGCCTTGTAAAAAGCATCCCAATCAATAGGCTCAATCTCGTCATCGTCTAGGCCGCTGCTTCGGCCTCTGGCTTTTTTGTTTCTTTGACCTCTGGCATGATGCAAGAGCAAATGAGGCCAAGATATTCGGCTAATTCCTTCGGGTTTTCGAAGGATTGGAACTGCGCCAGGGCGTCATCATCCGTTGCTTTGCCGCCGCTTGCGTTGATAAGTTCCGCCAAGACAAAAGCCCCGTCGAAGTACCCATGCCCGCCCGACAACCTGACCATGACTTCGACAAGGTTAAAGCCGGGGTTTTCCCGCCGCCCCTTCATTTCAATCATGCGCAAAAGACGGACTGTCGGGGTCACGATATAATCGCGCCCCGCAAACGGAATGGATATGTCCCGAAAGACCCCCATTAATCAGCCGTCCAAGTGATGTCGCCGCTGCTTTCAAAGGTGGCAGAAAAGCCCGTGGCCTCTGCGCCCTCGCCGCCGTTGATGCCGAATGACGTGATGCACCATGCCCCGGAATAAACGCCCAGACCGTCAATATCAAAAGACAGAACATGAAGCGCCAGTGCATCATCACGCGCAAGAGCCGCAAGAACATCTCCGTCAAGATAGCCATCGCATGACATGCTCATGGAGAATGTGCCAAGTTCAGCAAGATACGTCCGCACCCCGGCGGCGTCCTTGTCGGTCACGTCGATAGGCTCACGGTTGATTGTGATGCTGTCGGTAATAGCCCCCGCGATGGGATTGGTGCTATACACAACGCGCACCTTTCTGCCTGCATATTTCGCCATTGTGTTAGCCTCCTAAGCTATGGTTGACACGTTATAACATAACATTCATTCAAGCGCTAGAACCCGAAAGCGCAGAAGTCCGCGCCGGGTGATCCCGTCCGGGTCTAGCGTAAAGTCAATTGCCTCGCATTCGGTGATTATATGACCGTCAACCGAAAGCGCAGATCGGTGCAGTTGATCGTAAACCGCCTGCGCGAGTGTTTCGCATTGCGTTGTGCCAAGACGTGACCAAACATCAACCTGCACTAGGGCGTTTGTGCCGCTCACGCCTTTGTCGTTTAGGCCAGTATCGGACACCACAGAGAAAGAGACATAGGGGAAATAGTCACCAGCGCCGCTATCCTGGGCCTGTAGGGCCGTGTCATGGAATACGGCAGGGATTGCCCCATATTCAGCACTCAACAGGCTGGTGATCGCGCTGACGTTTAGCTTGGCAAACACCGCGCCCCGAAGTTGTACAGGTTTCATTTTGCCGCCTTTCGCAGTGCCGCATCAATCCTCTTAACCAGCTTTAGCCTGCCCTTTTCAGTTGCCGGAACCCAAGCCGGACGCGCCGCAATCTTGCGGGTGCCAAATTCCAGATAATAGGCATAGGCCAATCGACTGCCGATGGTAGCGGTTAGCTTGTTCGTTTGCTCAAAGTACACAGAAGACACAAGCGTTCCAGTATCCGTTGCCGGGGCATCACCTGGGGCCGATGCTTGATGCATTCCAGATAGGTTTTGCTTTCCGTCCGCTCTAAATATAGCCGCAAGCTTTCCGTCTTCGGGGTTTCCAGCGTAAACGCGCATCAATCCATCATCGCCAGGAATGCGGTAGTATGTAACCCCGCGCCCCTTTTTCTGTATCATCTTCTTAATCTCGGTGTTGATCTCCAGCGCCGTTGCCGTGATCGCCGTTGCAATACCAGCCTCAGCCTCTTTCGCAAACGACTTCAACGCGGCTTGCACCCCGTCCATCCCGTCGATGCTGATGCTGATATTGCTCACTTTGCCGCCTCGACCATTGCCCGCAGTTTGGCGCTTGGGAAAATCCACAGCGTCACCCCGTCGAGATCCGTTTCAACCAGCCCACCGCCCGACAAATCAAGCGGCCTAGTGATCCGAACCCCGTTAAGGAAGTCGCTTAAAGGCGTGGCGTTAATGCGGATCATCATGTCGCCACCCCGCCGCGCAGGCTGATAACGTACCACTGATCATCAAAGTCCACATTGTCGATAAAGGTTATGTCATAGGCCTTGCCCGCGAATATCACGCGGTCGCTTTCCAGAAGTCCCGTGAAATACCGCGTCACCAGCTTGTGCGTATAGGTCGCCTCGATCCGCGCCGATGCAAACCGTTCCCCGCCGCTTGCCGCCTTCATATTCCCGCGCGTGGGCGCGCCTGTGATCGTCGCCCATACCTTTGTTACGCCGCCAGACCCGTCACTCGTGCGCGTGGCCCGCTGAAACGTAATCGAATGTTTCAGCATCCCGGAATGATACTTGGGGCAGGTCATTGGGTGCGCCTCACAACAATAATATTAGAATTGCCGCGCGCTGATCTTGCCCAAACTCGCGCCTGCCCGACTTGCGTGTTGCATTCAAAGTCCCATCGAGGCGGGAAGCTATCCACTAAAACAAAAGGAGCATCGCTTGCAGGCGCATCGGCGCTATCGTTAAAATGCAAATGAATGCCACCTGCGCTTCTGATCTGCACGGCCAGCGCGTTGTTGCCGTTTAGGATTTCAGACCAATCGTCAGGCTCCAATGATACAGCAACTGTTTGCATCAGACCTTTACCACCCGATAGGCGTTCAACAGCCCACCAGCCGCCGCAAGCGCTGCGCTCATATCGCAACAATCGCCCCGATTGGCATAGAGATAGGCCGCGACCTGCTTTACAGCGCGCTTTATCGTGGCAGGAACGTCCGTAGCCGCATCGCCAAAGCCCGCCGTATAAACAATCTGGATTGCGTTTGTATCGCGCAACGCAACGGGCCATGTTGCCCCTGTTTTCAGCGCCATTCGCCCCGGCTTTTGATAGGTGTCAATATCAAACACGTCCGCAACCGTTACAGCCGTTTCCGTGCCGGATGTATCATAGACTGATACGCTATCAACCGCCTGCAATGGATAGCGCGGCATTGGAATAGCCGCCGGGCTGCCGTGCAGTTCCGCGATTGATCCTTGCCGGATACCGTCCCACCATTCGCCCCGGCTTGACGGCCAGTTGTCCAGAGACAACCGCCATTCCTGAGTGATGATCGCAATGCCCGTCATTTCCTCAATCAGATTGCGGGCCTCCTCGATAAAGTCGTTTGCCTCGCTGTCTGATAAGCTTTCATCACGCAGAAACGCCTTCAATTCCGCCGCCGTGACAGGCTCAACGGATGGGGCGGTTTCTACAGCGTGGCCGCGATAGTTCACAAACCGGATTGGCGGGTGCAGGCTCATTTGCGCCGACCCCGCTTAATCTCAGGCGCTGAAACAACCTTCTTTTCCTCCACAGGCCAAGGCGTTGCCGCCCCGTCTGCCAAGGCGTATTCAGCCGCCTTCCCGTCCACAATCCAGCCTTGTGGGTAGTGAACGACAACGGCCCCTGTCGGGGCGCAGCGGTAGCCTGTTTCTGCTGTGATCTTGGCTTGCATGGGGCCTCCTATGCTTAGGATGGGGGCGGATTGCGCCGCCCCTCACCAAAGCTTAGGTAGCAGCAATGTTGGCGTCTGCGGTG